GAATATGAACATATATTTAAAGAAGCTGACGTGATCCTCATAGAACGACAACCACCATCTGGGATGAATAATATAGAAGCGTTACTACATTACATCTTCATGGATAAAGTAGTTTTGATATCTCCACTCAGTGTCCACAGACACTTTGGTATGGATGGTTTAAACTACGAAGAACGAAAACAAAGAAGTGTAAGAATAGCCAGGCAATACATAGAGGAAATACCGTATGATCGTGAACATGATATAGCAGATGCTCTATGTATGATTATACACTATAACTGGAAAGTATCTATTCATTTTTTCGACTCATTTAGATTTAAACCCCATGATCGTATTAATGCGACCAAGTCTTACCTGAACCAGCATCCAAAGGGCAAAAGCTGATAACTTAATAATTTTACCAGACGCGTCATCTGAAACATTATACACTGGGTCAAGAACCCGTGACATAAAAGTTTTTGATTTTTCCTGACCAGTTAAGTATACCTCAAGTTGTGTGAGACAGCATGTGTCATCATTGGTTATCCAGTGGAAAAATACAAATGGTATGAACAGAGAGTACATCTCAAGCCATCGAACATCTTTGACAAACATGGGGACGATCACCGCCGCCACCAGCATAAGTAAGTGAATCACAAAGATTATGTTCATATATAGTAGACGATGAAAAAATCGTGGAACGACCAACATGAAAATATATTGAGACAATGGGGTGAGGCCTCGGCCTGTTATAGGTACATGAACCACCGAGCCTTCCTTATGTACAAAACTCTTTCGATGCGTTTTACATTACCAGTCATCGTTCTTTCGACAATCACGGGTACGGCCAATTTTGCCCAGGATCAGTTTCCGGATTCGATACAGGGAAGTGTTCCTGCTATGATTGGTGGTTTAAATCTTATTGCCGGACTCATAGCGACCGTGATGCAATTTTTAAAAATTAACGAATTAATGGAGAACCATAGAACTGCTGCACTGTATTACGGTCTATTGTCGCGTAATATTAGGTTAATGTTAGCTCTTCCACGTGAAGAACGTAAAAAGGATGGTCTCAAGTTTGTCGAAGAATGTAAAGCTGAGTACGATCGCCTCATTGAGCAATCACCACCAGTTCCAATAAACATCATCAAGAATTTTGAACTGACGTACCCAGATGATGAATGTGATTTCATTAAACCAGAAATACTCGATGTTCGACCCATTCATGTCATAACTGCTATCACCGAAGATACGCCGTTCTCTAAGGTGGGGAAAGCTTTCCAATCTGATGAAGAGAAGTCTGAAGGATCGACAGACGTCGAACAAGGTGAACGACGAGAATAAATAAGATGAGATTGAATATAGTTATAGATAGAGCGTAAGGGAACACTTTCTGTTTTAAAGGTTTGACTACCCTCTCATGTAGTGCGTCATTTTCCAGCACCAAATCTATGGCCTGATTAGTAAGATCATCCATGGACCGCTTCATTAAAATAATTCCACAAAAAAACAACGACGAAGGAGACACGGTTCACGTCGAAGAATTCAAACGCATTAAACACTTGATTAACGAAAATCAAAATGTATTTATATGCGGTCCAACAGGTGTGGGAAAAACTCATTTACTTAGACAAGTTGTTGATCTGAACAGATGTATAGAAATACACAAAAAGACAACCATCGAATATCTGAGTGATACATGTGCACCGATCATCGTGGAAGATTATGACGCCGAACCACTATTGTACAAAAATTTAGTGGATCATGTAGTTGACAATGGGACAGTGAATAGTAAATCACTGATTGTGACATCTATCAATGGGTACCTACTTCCAAACTTTCAAACAGTTTTTATTAAACCCCTCACCGTAGATCAACTATTGACTATAAAAAATGGTAAAGGTGCCGAAGAAGCAGCAAGAAAATCAAAAGGGTCCGTTCGAAATTATCTCAACTACATGGAAAATTATGATGACATAGATGAGTTTAAAACATCAAAGGAATTTGTGAAAGATATTCTCTGCACGAGTGACCCATTCCCATGGTACGATAGTATACCCGAACATGGCCATATATGCGACACTCTACAAGAGAATTACATTGAATCTAAGGGTGCGAACATCATACGTATATCAGATTCCCTCTCAGAAGCCGATGTCTTTGATACATATATTTATAACGGACAATGGAACCTACTCCCTTATTATACTCACACGGGTATACGAATTCCAAAAGCGTATCTTGAAACACCACTCAATCCAAATACCATCAGATCTGGAAGTGCATGGACAAAGTACGGAAATTTTAAAATGCGTTTCAAAAAGTATAGCGAAATCAGAAGAAAATCAGGAAACCGTCTCGGAGTAGAAGAGATGTGCCTATTAAAGAAATATGCAGAGCTTGGACGCTTTGATAGGTTAATAGACTATGGAATCACTCCACAAGATTTTGACGTAATGAACCACCTAGCAGTGACAAGTAAGTTAAAACAAAGAGACGTCACAAATATAAAAAAGGCTCTCAAAAATGTCATCGAAAGACGAGAGTGAAGATACTCCGACGACTGTCAAGACCATCGGTAACGAGATGTTCTTTTACGGAGAGATTACCCAAGAAAGCATTCTAGAATTTACCGAATGCTTCAAGAAACTTGAGATTGAAGTACTCAAGAAAGCAGCTGATATGTATGGGTACACACCTCTGATTCGTGTTCACATTATGAGTGAAGGTGGTGATCTATTCGCGGGTATCGCTGCCATGAATGTCCTAGAGAAGTCTCGTGTGAAGGTTACTACAATTGCTCAAGGGTCGTGTTGCAGTTCTGCCACCTTCATGCTACTTGGTGGTTCGGAAAGACTCATGGGTATGAATGCCCATATCCTCATTCATCAGATTAGTACAGGTGAATTTTGGGGTAACTACGAAGAAATGAAGGATGAAGTGAAATCGTGTGGCAAGTTCATGAAGGCCATCAAAGACATCTACATGAAAAAGACGAAAATTCCAGATAAAAATTTCAAGAGAATGATGAAGAAGGACATTTACCTTCCTTCGTCTAAATGTTTAAAATATAAGATCGTTCACGGGATTGCCTAATGTCGACCGATCGTTTATACAATCCCAAGATGACGAGGCATATAAAAATTACACACAATGTGTTCAAATTAAAATTGTCCTCATCTGGCAACCTAAGTCGCTCCATCCTACCATAATTGACAACTGGTAATTCAGACATCTATTTAAAACGTATATTTTATTATCGTATAATGGAACGCCTTATCCGCCAAGACAAGCACGATCGTCAGAGATACATTGACATCCGGGTTGAAGACTTGAAGGATGGAACTGCCGACATTGTGAAGACTTCTGGTATCGTGGGAAGTGACAAGTTTACTGAATCACGAACCAATGTGAAGACTGGTTATGAGAAAGCTCTCAAGCGAGCTCAGACTATGTGGAATAATGAACATGTAAAGTGCAACCAAGTGCTGCCCATGCTTGCGAACAAATGGGAAGATCGTAAGAAATACATCTCTCAACCCTTTTACGTTCAACCCAAACTCGATGGGGTTCGTCTCTTGGTATCCAAGGATGGTGGTATTTCAAGAACTGGTAAAATCATTCCTGGAACTGAAATTCTGGGTAAAGGTCTCAAGGAAGGTCAGTACGTTGACGGTGAAGCGTTTGACCCTAATCTCTCCTTCGAGGATCTCACAAGCACCTTCAAAACAGATCCTTTGAAGCTCAAGTTCCACGTGTTTGATTACTTTGATATGAATGCACTGGATATGACATTTGAACAGCGTTGGGAAACTGTAAAGTCTCTCAAGAACAAACACTACGAGTACGTCAAGACGACACTCGTCATGCTGCGAGAGCATGTTCCCATGGTACACAAACAGCACGTCGAGGAGGGTCATGAGGGTACTATGATCCGTGACAAGGACAGTGTATATGAAGTTGGTCAGCGAAGCAATTACCTCCTCAAGCATAAAGATTTTCAGACTGAGGAGTATGAGATTGTTGGCGCCAAGACTGGCCATGGTCGTGATGCAGACGCAGTTGTTTGGGTCTGTAAGACACAAGATGGTCATCAGTTTACTGTTCGACCCGAAGGCACCATCGTCCAGAGAGAAGAGGATTACAAGAATCGTGAGAAGTTTATGGGAAAGATGCTTACCGTGCGTTTTCAGAACCTGACTGCACAAAACGTGCCACGTTTCCCTGTCGGTGTGGCAGTTAGAGATTATGAGTGATACGTATGCATGGATACTATCATAGAAGGAATAGGTCTTGCGAGTTCTGTTTTAATAACAATCATGTTTGTTCCTCAAGTTGTCCACGTATATGTGACTAAAGATACACATGCAATCAATTATACATTCTTAAATATAAATCTTCTCGCAAGTGCTTTAGGTTTGATATACTCTATATACTTCACTGTCATACCAATGATGGTAGCAAATACTTCAGCCGGACTTTTTTCAGTTTCGCTCATAAGTATGAAATACTTAAACAATAATCCCCCAGTTATAGTAAATGAATCGGATCGCTGTTGACGTTGACGAAGTACTCGTTCCCTTTTTGTTTCCGATGGCCAAATGGCGTGGCCTCAGTATGCCTAGGAAAGAAAAATACCCATACCTCTATCGTGACATCTTTTCAATTCCAGAAGAGGAATCTCAAAAGATGGTACGAGCGTTTTACAGCAGTCAAGCCTTCAAAAATTTGAAACCCATTCCAGGTGCTCGTAAGAAACTTACTCTACTTCGTGAGCGAACAGACAAGATTTATGTCGTTACTGGTAGACAAGATATTGCACGAGAGACAACTGAATGGTGGCTTGACAAATATTTTCCGGATATTTTTGATGATCTCATTTTGACGAATAGTTTTACCCCGTTTGAAATTAAGAAAGTAGATGTTTGTCGTTCTCTCGCCCTTGACACAATTATTGATGATAGCATAGGCATTTGCACCGATTGTATCAGTAATGGAATCAACGCCATTCATTTTGTTGGTGAAGATGTATACCCTTGGTGTGAAGAGACTAATATCAGTGTTAAAAGGTGGGATGAAATTTAATGTTCGATTAATTTAATGTTCGCACTCCTTTGTAAACCAGTTGTTGTACCAACACAGGCCGGTGGTAATCCTATTCTTAGAGCGAACGATTGTCGTATAGCGTATGTAAAACCATCTCAAACTCAAGAAGGTAAACTTGAACTTGAGATACTTGAAGCACCTCCGGTATATATAGGCCCAGATCATGAAAGTGAAAAATTCTAAAAGAAAGGATTCGTAAGATTAATTAATTTGCCATTTTCCGATGTTTTCATAAAAATTACTTCATCACATTCACCGCCTTTCATTGCCATCTCTGGTTCTCCACACGTTGTACCAGGTGATTTATGTCTATCACATGCAAATTTAGTTCGAGTTGTAATATCCATGTTCTGGCTATAGCCTATAAAGGTTCTATCTACCTTTCCGTCTTTATCCAGAGCTTCAACTGTAGCCTTCCATGAGTAAGGTCCAAAACTCCATTCATTGTTAACATCTATAGGAGGAGGTGGGTGATCCAGGAGGGAGGACCTGTTTACCCATTTCTTACCACTCTTAATCCTAAAGGGTGTGAGTAACCAACTGGTGATTGTTGACATTTTAGATATAGCACACCTCCTTTTTAAATCATTAACATGTACGAATAACAATTTATTTTATCACCTTCCTATAAGGTAGCATGTCTTCTAAGAATTTCTACGGACTGACAGGAGACGTCACCATTGATGGTGGTATTCTAAATGTTGCAAATACAAATGTATCTGGTAACGTGACTTCCACATCTTTATTAGTGAGCAATGTCGCTACACTAGGAACTACAAAAACATTTGTTGTGAGAGCATCCGGTGGTGCATATTACATTGATGAGGAGGCACGCAAATCCCTCGAACTCCACGAAGGTCAAACCTATATATTTGACCTATCTCATAGTAGTCTTGCAAGTGGACCTCATCCTTTAGAATTTGCGACACAACCCGAGGGTGCAAATAATAGCGGATATACAACGGGTATATCCTCTACAGGGACATTGGGGACTACCGGTGCAAAGAAAACGTTTGTGGTTCCCGCGGGTGCTCCTACGACTTTATACTACTACTGCACGGTTCATTCGGGTATGGGTGGTCAAATAAACATCTCACCGGCCGCAGAACTCGTCGTTTCTGGGCGTATTGTCGCATCTGGAAATGTCGAGGCTTCCAAGATTACGGCATCTGCCAATGTTGAGGTTACTGGAAACGTCGTTGCATCTAAATTCGTCGGTGATGGTAGTTTACTCACTAGTGTAACCGCTGCAACAACCTCAGGTTTACAAGTAGTTACTGACAATAGTCCAACAACAACTAATACAATAGAATTTACAAACCCTACAACTTCCTTGAGGGCGAGTAGTAATATTGTAGCTACTGGAAATGTCACGGCCGATCACTTTATTGGTGATGGTAGCCAACTTTCTGGTATTGTAACTTCGGTTACATTTGGAGATGCCGTTGATACGGGAAATGTCTCTTCAAACACACTTCTTTTAACAAATGCTAAAGAAGGTTTAGTTGCGACCGGTAACGTCGTAACTCAAGGAAAATTCATAGGTGATGGTAGTGAACTTACTGGTATCGTAACTTCAGTAAATCTATCTGACGCTGTAGATACTGGTAATACGACATCAAATACCGTGCAATTTACAAACACTTCTACATCTTTGACTGCCAGTGGTAATGTTGAAGTTGCGGGAAATGTAGTCGCAACCTATTTTGTTGGTGATGGTAGTCGATTGACAGGTATTTCTGGTGGTAGTGGTGGAACCAGTCACTGGACTAAAGATGCGGTTACTAACCAATTACATTATAGTACTGGTAGTGTGGGGATTTCAAATACTAATCCAGCACACGATCTTTCCGTTGGATCCAACCTTTATGTCGACGATGATGCGACTGACGGTGTTCTCATGGTAACCGGTAATGTACACGGAACATACTTTGTTGGTGATGGTAGCCGACTCATAAATCTCCCCGAAGGTGGAGGCTCGACTAACTGGACGACATCGGGTAACCCAGTAAATAAAATTTATTATCCACAGAATCCTGGAACCACCTCTGTATCCGTCGGTATCATGAATGCCGCACCGACACACACCTTGAGTGTTGGTTCCAATCTTTTTATAGATGATGCGGGATCAAACGTCCTCCATGTAGATGGTAATATTACAGCCGAATCCATGTTTTTGGGTGCATTAGGTATTAAACCAGCTTACCCACTTGATTCAGTCACTGATACGGGGAATGTAACACCCCATACTATTTCGTTTACTAACCCAACATTAGGTATTACAACTGCATCCAACGTTGAAATCGGTGGAGCACTTGTTGTTGGTAAAGGTACCCTGGGTGGATCGAATTTGGAGGTGGGCGAAGCTAACCTATTCGTTAACACAGAATTAACACGTGTCGGTATTGCCACCGACCAACCAGCAGCCACCCTCCACGTAAATGGTAGTCTTGCAGTAGATGGTCCTTTGACGTTTGGTACAGTTGACGTTGCCGCACAACACGGGCTTGAAGCAATTACCGCCGTTGATAACACTACACCGCTAACTATTGAACTTCAAAATGCAGATACATCCCTTGTGACTACGGGAAATGTTGAGGTGGGTGGAAACGTAATCACTAGCAAAGATCTCACGGTTACAGGTAACGTAACCACAAATAGCGAACTTATTGTCGCAGGTAACGTTTTTTACACTAATCTTATGTCTGTGAGTGTGAAATCTAATGTGGTCACCGAATACACGGGACCCCACGATCGACCCCTGCGGAAGTATCCGGAGGTGGCTTTGAGTATCACGTCCGAAAGTGCATCAGGTGAAAATGGGTATAAGGTGAGTTGGAGTAGTATTTATGATAATGGAAATAACGTGAATGAACGTCCTTTTCGGGCATTCGATGGAGATATAGGAAACACCGGAAATGCATGGATGGTTCCTAGCGGAGTGTATGGATCGGATGGAACGTACGCACAAAACCCCCCTAGAAATTTGGGAACTGCTACGGGTGGTAACTCTACGACTGTGGATGGCGAATATATCATACTCCAGACACCAAATAAAATAAAAGTAAAACATTTCAGAATCTCCGATAAATCTACTTTCACGGGTAGAGCCGCTGAGGCTGGTAAAT